GGATGAGAATTACCAAACAATTTCTTTACCACGGGAAAGAGCAGGGCCTGATTCTGGGTCATTATACCAGCCCCTGGCTATTCAACTACTACATGAAAGATTTTGACCATTTCGCGGCAGGATTGGACGGTGTGAAGTACCTACGCTATGCCGATAACATCTACATTGTCGGTACAAATAAAAGAAAAGTACACCGTGCCATGATGGCCATGAGCGAATACCTGCAAAGTGAGCTTGCCATGACGCTGAATAAATCATGGCAGGTTTACCGGTTTGAATACGGGACGGGAAAGTTTGACGAGAATGGCAAAGAAATAACAAGAGGCCGGGCCGTCAATGCACTTGGCGCAGTTATTCACCACAATCGGGTAACGCTCCGGAAAAGCATCCTGCTGCGTATGCGGCGTAAATCGCTGAGGATAGGCCACAAAGAAAAAGTAACCTGGCATGATGGCTCGTCAATGTTCTCGCGCTTGTCGTGGGTGAGAAAGACAAACACCTACCAATATTACGAAAAGTACATAAAGCCGAATATCAACACGAGGCAGTTAAAGAGAAAAGTACGAAATCACAGCAAGGCGTTTTTACCGATTGCCGAAAGAAGGAGGACGATTGTTTATGACGGATTGGAAAAAGGCTTACAGCGCATCTGCACCGGCAGAACTGGATAGAGATTCCAGCCCTACGACAGTATACCAGCGCCGCAACATCAAAATGGTCACTGAGGAAAAAGACGGTGTCCCGATGGTGCATTATGAATATGAAGAACGCACCATGTCTCATGAAGAATATACGGCTATGACGGATAGTAACTTAAAGTCCACGATTGAGTATGTAGCTGTCATGGCAGGTATTGAGCTGGAAGGAGTGTTATAAATGGCCGAAAAAACGCACAGCAAAATGTTCGCCAAAATCAAATACTACTACGAGGAAGGCTTTTGGAAAAAATTCATGGTCTACAACGTGGTGGCGAAAAATGCAATAACACCAGAAGAATACGAAGAAATTACCGGTGAACCTTATGTAAAACCGCAGCCGGTTGCGGAAACGGAGGAAACGACTTGACCTTTAGCGACGCTTTAGAACTCGCCAAGGCTGGCAAAACATTAACCAGGAAAGGCTGGCCGGATGGCGATAAGCTGTATTGCAGCTATACCGACGACATGCAGCCTTTTCTGATGGTGGTCAGCGGGGATAGCGAACCTATCCCCTATTTCACCGGCAACGTAGATTTATTTGCAGATGATTGGGAAATAGTGGCAGGTTGATATTGACTATAAAGACGGTACATAAAAGTGCCGTCTTTTGTTATGCCGAAAGGAGTACAAACAAAGATGAATGAGGCAATATCTTTTATAAAATCCATGATTCCAGTGAGGTTTGAAGCAATTTGGGGAGCGGCGGCTGGGGCAGTTGGAACATGGGCAAATTATTGCTTTGGGGAGTGGAATAACGCCCTGGAAACTTTGCTGATGTTGATGGTGCTGGATTATGCAAGCGGAATGCTGGCGGCATATATCAACCCGGAATTGGCATTAAATAGCCAAAAAGGCTTTGTGGGGATAGCCCGTAAAATGTACATGTTGGTTATTGTGGCGGTGGCTCACAGAGTAGATTTGATGTTAGGCATGAGTGGTGCTTGTGTTGTTGCCACATGGTTTTATATCGGCAATGAGGGGCTGTCTATCGTGGAGAATGCGGCAAAAGCGGGCGTACCTATCCCGGAAAATATTAAAGAGTCATTAGAACAACTAGCCCGGGAAAAGAAAGCACGGGAGTTCAAGGGGGACAAATGAATGGCTTAGCTTGGAAGGAGCTTTATGACAAGTTTGCCGCGTTCGCATATACAGCACGGCGGCAGGGGTTTTATGTTAATCAGATTCAGGAGATGGAGTATTCATTATTCGAAATGTGCCCTTTCCCCCGAACCTATCGACCGGATACGAAAGGAGTTAATAAAAATGAGTGTTGACATTAAAGAAACTGACCTTAGTTTTAACAGCTTATCCGAGCGCAGTTATACGGATATGGTGGTCATCCATCATACTGGTAGCCCGGATATGGACGCAAGCGCAGAACAAATCCACGGCTGGCATTTGAGTAACGGCTGGGCAGGGATTGGCTATCACTATGTTATCCGCAAGGACGGCACGATAGAGCGCGGCAGGCCGGAATGGGCTATTGGTAGTCACGCTTATGGCGAAAACTCGCACACCATCGGTATCCATTTGTCGGGCGATTTTGAGGACGCAGAGCCGACAGAAGAACAGCTTGACCGCTGCGGTGCTCTTGTTGCGGATATCTGCGAGCGGTATGGCATCCCATTTGACCGTGACCACATCGTAGGACATGGTGAGCTGATGGCCACTTCTTGCCCAGGGACTAACCTTCAGACGTTGCTTGATGATGGCACAATCATCGGCAAAGCTGTGTTCTACTACAACCAGGAACACGGTATTGAAAATGGCGAGGAAGCACCTGCTGAGCAGGACGGTGGCAATCAGGGCGGTCGTGGGGCTGAACGCTTCAACACGGTTGAATCTGTGCCGGAATGGGCTAAGCCGACAATCCAAAAAATGCTGGATAAGGGTTTACTCAATGGTAATGGTGAGAGCCTTGACTTGTCATTGGATATGCTGAGGATTTTCGTCATCAATGACCGTGCAGGATTGTACTGATGAATCGTTTGAAATCGTCAGTAATCGTTTGAGAAAATCGTGAATGTCCATTGTGGGCAGTATATTTTCTCATGGCCATGAAGAAGTTGTGTGTGTATGATGGATAGATTGCAAACAAATCGTTTGACAATCGTTTGAAAGGAGTATGCTATATGTCGAGTAAATGGGTTGAATTTCGTGACGCTGCGCTGAAAGAACTGAAGGTTGAAGCTGTGACCGAGGCAGGCAAGCAGGAGTTCACGAGATGGACTGTTGACACGCTTCTGCCTCTCATGGATGAGGCGGTAGATAAATTTGTCGGCCAACTCGTGGAAGATGCAGCCAACGAAACTGGTTGGTGCAAGGTTCGGGATTTGATTGTCCTCCCGGCTCTTGTCCGAGGCGGTTTGTGGCTGGTAAAAACCACGCTCACAAAGACGGCGGCAGAAACCGTAAAATAACCATAGCAAAGGTAGGCAGGTGGCTCTTAAATGGGCTGTCTGCCTACTTTTTTATGTATTCACTTCATATAATAAAGAAACCCGGAGTCATGCAGTGTGACCCCGGGCTTTTTTTAGTGCTCAAAAACGCTGATCCATTCAGCGAGCTTTTTAGAGCTGATTTTTTTTGCTTGCAGCTTTTGGCTGATTCGTCCCTGCTCCCACCCATTATAAGTGCGAACATCCACACCGAAGTATGCAGCTGCATCCACCTGGCGGTATAGTCGATATAGGCGCCCTTTTATTAATTGCTCTGCTGTGGTATCGGCAGGGAGCAAGTCATAGGCCCCTAAGAAGTAATAGGGGAGGCCGAAATAATCACTGATTGCCTTCATGGGCGCCATGTTCATGGTGATAGAGTGGCCGTTTGTAATGTTGCTGATTGTTGCGACGCTGACATTTCCAATGGCTGCCAAATCGGGCCGTGATATGTTCTCACGGAATTGCAGGTAAATGAGCCGTTCCTGTGTCGTGGTGCCAGGTGGTGGCGGCGGTGGATAGCTGACGGCGGTGGCCACAAGCCCATCAAATATACCTGCACAGTTATCTGCAAGGATGTCCTTGCGAATGTCTGTGCGGGTAAAATCAGCAAGTGTTTCATCATGGAATTTATAGTGAATAATTATATGCGCCCGGGGGTTGGCGCCGCTGTTGTCGGTGCTCACTGTGATTTTTTCCACCATAGCCCGGATAACTGCCTGTTTAATGTCAAAATCAATATCAGGATTGCTGACTGCCTTTTGCAGTAGTTCCAGCATATTGACCGCCGTTTCCTTTGCCTCAAAGAAACGCTCAGACACGCGCCTGTTTTCCAGCTGGCGCAATTCAGCTGTGACCGCCTCACGGTCTTTTTTTATTTTGTCCAGCTGGCCGGTGAGGTCAGATACATCAATAATCTTTTGCCGGTATAAATCCAACATACGCTCATGGTCTGCATCCAGCTCAGCCAAACGGCCCCGCAATAGCTTTATGGTCTTTTCATCCTCAATGGTCTTTTTGGCGGCAGCATCTATGGAGCTTATTACAAGGTCAGGGTTATTGATGAACTTCAGACAATCATCCCAAACAAAATTATCTAGCCAATCCATATTGATGCTCATGCCGGTGCATTTCTCTTTCATGCTCTCCCGGCGTTTCCAGTTTGACCGTCCACCACATGAATAATAACCATGTTTGCAAGTTGAGCTGGCAGCATTACCCCGATAAGTAAA